CCGCGGGTTACTACACGCCTTCAGACTGGGGCACTGGACCATGGGTTTTTGGCGGCCGCGTCGGAACACCTGGCGGCGAAGCCCCTTGCCACTTCTACGACTGGCGCATCGCCAATGTCGAGCGCGATGCCGACTGGTTCCGCTCGATGGCGGTCGCGGCCAAGTACATCTGATTCACCGCGCCGAGCTACGCGCCGGCGCTCAACCACAGCGGGGCCATCACCATGAGCACAGCGAAGCTGCGCGTCTGCACCAATCCGTTTTTCTCTCTCGACCACCACGGCTGCCCCTGCGGCGTTGCGAGCCGTGAGTTCGTGCGCGGGCGCAACGGACTGTTCCGCGCGACCGAGTACATCGGTGCCCGTCGCGCATCGGCGGAGATCGAGCGGGATGGGCCGAATGATCCTGAGATCGGCAAGCTGCAGACTGCTCGCCACCACGTCCGCTACGAGTTCGAGCGCTGCGTCATCGAGATCGATGCGACCCGCTACAACAAGCGGCAGGTCCAGGACGGAGTGCTCATCGCCGCCGACGCAGCGACCGCGAAGCTCTGCGGCGTGACGTTCCGTGACCCGGAGCAGGTCCGCGAAGAGACGCGTTCCGCGAAGGGCTGCGAGGTCGAGCCGCTCTGGAAGCAGTCGGCGCCCGAATCCGAGGAGCAGCCGAACAAGACCGGCCCGAGCAAGCCCTCGCGCAAGACCAAGGCCGCCAGCAAGGCGGACGACGAAGGCCCCGCAGCGGGCTGAACCACACCAAGAGGAGTGACGCCTGATGGCACTGTTCACGCTCAGTTCGGCCCCTGGCGACGTCCCGGGGATCTATCAAGAGAACCAGTACGCGCAGGGCCGTAGCACCGGCGAGGGCGTTTGGTACGTCGTCTGTACCGGCACGAAGACCGCAGCCGGATCGATGACTGCAGATTCGGACGTCGAGTTCGCTTTCTCGGACGCTGACGTCGACGCGCTCGTCGGACCCGGCTCTGAGTGCGCGCTGCAAGCCTACGAGGTGATCGCTGCAGGCGCCGTGTGCGTCCTGGCTCCGGTTGCCGAGGCCGGTGGCGCCGCACCTGGCACGCAGACGCTCACGTGGACCACGCTCGGCAGCGGCACGGGCACTCTCGCTCTCTGGACTGAGCAGGGGAACATCTCCTGGTCGGTGGACACGGCGTCGAAGGAGAACACCGCAGACAACTGCGTCGCGGCCATCAACGCCAAAACCAAGCTCGGCTACACCGCTGCGAAGGGCGCCGGCCCCGACTACACGGTAACGCTCACCACGAAGTCGAAGGGCGTGCGGATGAACAGCTTCTACACGAAGCTGATCACCACGGACCAGCCTACCGGCGGCACCACCACGCACGCGGGCGGCTCCGCCACCACGAGCGGCATGGTCCCCTTCACCGGCGGATCTGGCGCCGACGACATCGCCAACGTCATCGACCTGCTCGAGGCGGCCGAGTACAAGCGGCTTGCCGTCGCGCAGAACGACGCAACCAACGCGGCGAAGGTCGAGACGCACGTCAACAGCGAGTCGGGGGCGCTCATCGAGCACCTGGAGCAGGCGGTCTTCGGCCACAACGGCGCCTACGCGGACGCGCAGTCGCTCGCTCAGACCACGCTCAACGCCCCCCTGTGTCAGGTCGCATGGGCCCGCTACTCGGTGCGCCACCCGTCGCAGATCGCTGCGCGAGTTGCCGCCGTCCGTGCGGTGTACGAGCAGCAGAACCCGAACGTGCGCGCCGCTGGCGTGTTCAACGATGCGGCGTCGCTGCTCTGGTACGACAACCCACAACTCGCCGCCGACATCCCCACCCACGCGGAACTCAACGTGGCCCTGAACGCTGGCGTGACCCCCATCATGCCGTTCGCCGGCACGACCCGGATGGTCTACTCGATCACGAGCTACAGCCTGAACGGGACCGACCCTGACGATCGATGTTGGGGCACGCACGACGTGACGGTGCCGCAGTACGCGCGCGAACAGCTCAAAGCGGTGGCTCAGGGCGTCATGGAGGGCAACCCCGGCGTCGGCCCCGACCTCCCCGACGGGCAGCCGCAGATCGAAGGCGTGCTCACTCCGAGCATCTGGAATGCATCGGCATCCGCGCTCCACGACGAGCTCGTCACCGCCGGCTACATCCTCAGCGAGGACGACGACGGCGTGGAGAGCTCGCCGGTCAGCGCGTGGAATTCGAGCGCCAAGCGCATCGACACGATCTTCCCCTCCATCGTCCGCCCCCACAACCTGCATCTGGCGAACCTCATCCGCCAGATCGCGGCCTGAGCCGACGAACCACTGATTCTGTCGGCTCGCTCTGCGTGAGCGTCCGCCCCGCCGCCGCGGGGTGAGCCGGCACCCTTCCCCGGCCGAGCGCTGCGCGCCCGAGCCATAGCCCGAGGAGCACCCCCAGCATGGCCTCCAAGTTCCGTGCAGCGTCGTTCTATCACAAGGGCCGGCGCCTCAAGTTCGCCACGACCGGCCAGGTCACGTACACCCACAACGGCGAATCGGTCGTCATCGAAGACGGCTACGAAAACGAATCGCAGGGTCCAATCACGTCCGAGGCGAGCCTCGACAGCGCCGTGCCCATCGGCGGTGACGGATCGTCGATCGACGACGACTTCGTGGAGGGTGACGAGGTCGAGGTGTCCTTCGCGATGCTCAACGGCAAGATCCACACGATCAAGCCGATGACGATCAAGACGATGGCCTACAACTGGGACCACTCGAACAGCACCCAAACCCGAGCGATGACGCTCAAGGGTGGAAAGCCGAAGATCACCGGCTGATAGCAACCGAAGCGGGGCAACAATGAAGGCAAGCGACCTGTTGCAGGGATACCTGCGGCCGCGACGAGTCCGCCTCCCCATGGCGGGCACAATTCCTTCCCAATATCTGCCGGGCATCCCGTCCGCGCAGAAGGAGGCCGACCTTGAGGCGTGGCGAGCGGAGCATCCGGGCGAACCGGATCCGCCGTTGCCGCCCGAGGTCGGCCTTTTGCCTTTGGAGCCCGGAACGCGCGGGCTCGTAATGGAGCGCGGGAGGGCCTACGCGAGGGAGCACGGGCTTGAAGATCCGCAAGAGGGTGACGACCTTTACGAGTACGGCAAGGCCATCCACACGTGCCTGCTGGGCGTCGTCGACGCGGACTCGGATCCCCGTGCACCGGAGCCGTTTTTCGATGGCGGCGTCGAGCAACTCCTCGGGATGCGCGAGCTCGGGCGAGACGGCATCCTCGTCCTCGCCGAGATGCACGAGGAGTTCACGGCGGAAGTCTCGGGGCAGCTGAGGAAAATCGGCGAAGCGGACTACGAGCGCATGGTCGAGGAGGTGGCCGGCCCGAACGGCTTCCCTTTCTGGTGCGCGCTGCAGCCCGGTTTGCGGTGGAGCTTCGCTCATACTACGGCGTTGCAGCTACGCGCCTCACGCCAGCACAGGTCTGGTTCTGGTACCGGCTCCGAGCCGACTACGACGACGAAGAGCGGCGAGCAGCAGAAGCCCCAGAGAAAGCGCCGGCGAACCTCGAAGAACACATCGAGGGGTGAGTCGTGACGCTCTGGGCCGCCTGGTGTGCTCACGTCCGCGAGGCCTACGGCCCTCGCCCCACGACGCTGCACAAGGCTGCGGTGGTGTGGCTGGGGGTCATCTGGTGCCGTCGTGAGGGGCTTCCGTGAAGGCCGCAGCCGTTGCGCTCACCCGCCGCCCGCCGCCAGCGAAGATCGTCATCAAGCCCGGGGAGTGGTGCTCGCGTTGGGAGGACAAACCTGACCGCGATGTCGCTTTCGGACTTCGTCTGCCCAGCGATGACGACGAGTCGCGCGTTCGTCGCGAAGCCACCGACTCGGCGGGCGAGCGCTTCAAGGGCACCGGCGACCTCGAGGCTGCCACCGACGAGTACAACGATGCGGCGATGGCCCTGCTCGTCGGCGCCTGCGTCTGCGACCCAAACGACCTGCGCAACGAACCCGAGCAGCTCCACCACCCGCAGGACACGATCCGCCACGCCCTGCGCAGCGAGACGATCCGGCGCCTATACCACGAGATCGAACGGCTGAAAGTGGAGGAAAGCCCCGCCAGCATCGAGGCTGACGAAGCTGACGTGGTGGCGCTAGGAGACATCCTACTCGACGGCCTGCCGCCGTGGCTGACTCCACTCGCCGCCGCGCGTTGCCGGCGACACATCCGCTACCTGCTCGACGAGCTCATCGATACCTGACGCATGGCAACCCCCATCAGAATCAAGGTCGGCTGCTCGCTAGAGTCAGGCTGGGACAAGCCTTTCAGCTCGATCGAAAAGCGGGCGCAGCAGGCCGGAACGCGCGTCAAGCGTGACCTTGGCGGAGGACGGGGCGGATCGCGCGTCTCGAAGCAGGTCGCA